TGAACGCCTAAGTGACTCTCCGCTGTTACAGCAATGCTGGCCATATATTGACTCTGATACGTGGAGCAAGACATTCAGTGTTCGTGACGCTGACAGAAAATACGCCAAGCAGATTCTTCAGCAAGCAGGGTGGTAGATACAGTGCACTTGCCTGACATTGACATTGACTGTGCCGACCGAGAAGAGGTTCTTCGGCTAATCAAGCACATTCCGGCTGCTCAATCAGTAGATACAAGAGCAAAAAGACACGGGTCCGGTATATACGTAACAGACATACCGTATAATGCCATGAGTGACTGCGCAGGAATAGATTACAATGCTGCTGAGCACAGAGGCTACTTCAAGGTTGACATTTTGAATTGCGCGGTTTATGGCTTGATTCGTGACTCAGAGCACTACGAAGAGATGTTAGCACGAGAACCAGATTGGAGTTTGTTATGGACTAATCCTAGCCTATCATCAAAGGTGGTACACGTGGGCAGTTACTATAGTTTGTTATCTAGTATGAAACCGGACAACATAATCAAGATGGCTGCTATGATTAGCATAATCCGACCTGGCAAAGCGCATCTACAACGAAAGCCTTGGGACGAAGTATTATCTATGGTGTGGGACGGTAATGATTCTGAGGGCTATGTATTTCGCAAATCACACGCTGTCAGTTATAGCATGTTGGTGGCGCTACATTTGAATATATTAGCAGAGTCACTTCACTCGCTTGACCATGATGATAGAGCGTTTTTTTGACTTTCTCTCGGCTAGGTAAGAAAGGCTACACGTTGGCCCATGTAATATCTGAAGGTCTTTGTTAGAGAATGTTCGTAGATAAGGCTTGAATGGCTCCCACTCTGTTTTCAGAAAAATGTTGATAGGAACAAGTCGGTTGCTCTCCCACCACCACGTACTAGCCAGGCTAACGAACTCCTTCTTCAAATCTACATCAATGATACTGCCATAGTCATAGATAGTAGTGACGGTGGTATCACGGTTTTGTACTATCCCAACGTATTCGTTTTGAGAGTAAATACACAGTGTTATAAACGGATACTGTTCAGCGAGTTTGTTGAGAAGAGATTGATTCATGTGACCCTTACTTATCACATGATTGTAACTCTGTGAAAATGACTAAGTACTATTATGTATTCCACACAATGTTACATACAGCAACAAGTGACCAAAGTTCTCGTTATCAATACGGGCGATGGATATACTTTTGATTATAGATTTGGAAATCCAATGTATGCTAAAAAACTAAATATCAACCTTGGCGTGGACAATGTTTTCCTTTTTGAAGCACTTGACCAACAAGAGCATCCAGTGAATATAACTGGTAGTACTTTTGTATTCCGCGTGATAGATAACGCTGGTGACAGAGTGCTTTTAGAGAAAGAAATGGTCATTATCAACCCACGGTGTGGTAGATTCAAAGTAACTTTTACCAGAGAAGAACTACAGTCACTGATTGCTCAACCTGCTTCATACAGCATACAGCGTCACTCTGGTAATCTGACCGAAGCAGTATTCACTGATGCTTATGCGGGTGCCAGAGCACCACTTGACATCACCAACTCAGTATTCCCAGAGTTTATTCCTAGCAGACCCGTTACATTGCCTACTCTTGAAATGTCAAGTATGTACAGTTTCGGCGGTACTAGTTTCTCTAACTGGCCTAACTGGGCAGGACAATACTGGGGCGGCAATCAGAGTTACTTCAACAGTTGGCTGAACACCGAATATTACACGAGCCACATTACTCCGGCAAACGAGGTTACAACTGTACAACTGACAATGGTTGGATACACCGGCACAGTAAAAGCACAGTGGGCTGAGACGTATGAGAGTCTGTGGTACAACGTCACTGAGAGCAAGACATTCTACAATCACTACGGTACTATTCACTGGACCATAGAGGGCTGGTTCCCGTTGCTCAGAATGGCTTTCAACAGCAGTTTGTTCGCTACACCTAAACAACCAGCAATGCCTGCTGTGGCATATGCTTTTTGTAGTAATGGACAAATCACAGGCATTCAGATACAGAACGGCGGAGCAGGCTACCTAGCCCCTCCCCGCATAGACATCATCGGTGACGGCGCCGGAGCAACAGCCGAAGCGTTCATTGATTCAACTACGGGCACTGTTACTAACATCGTCGTGACCAATCCTGGTTCTGGATATTGGCCTGTTCCGATTACATCCGGTAGCGGACAAGTATATCCGGTGCCACCTAACCAAACTGGCGCTATTGTATTGATTAGTACAGGTTACATTGAGAATCTCTACGCTCGCTAACGAACATCGTTGACCTCGCTCCAATGCTGTAGTACCATTGGGGCATGACGTTCCGAATTACTCAATATCTTCCGGCAAAGCGAAAACAGTCTCCGTCAGGGTGGATTTCGTTCAACTCGGTGTGCTGTCATCACCGTGGCGAGAGGCAGGATAAGCGTGGCAGAGGTGGCATACTAACAGAGACTGATGGGTCGTTTCGGTATAACTGTTTCAACTGCGGTTTTACTGCTTCGTACAACCCGACTGAGTCACTCTCTCGTAACGCTCGGTCGCTTCTGAAGTGGCTAGGCGTAGATTCTGATACGATAGACCATCTTGGCCTACTATGTCTAAAAAATCGCAACATACTCGAAAAAATCAAACCTTCTAAGCCCAGATTCAAACCAGACTTTGAACTTGTGGCATTGCCAGTTGGCGCAGAAATGTTAGATTCGTCTGTGCCAGAGCACTCCAGGTACGTGACGTATCTACGGTCTCGGGGAGTAAAAGATGTGTCTGGTTATTATGCTACTCCGCGTGGATTGGGCCGTAACAGAAACAGAATCATCGTACCATTTACATATGAGAACCGGTTGGTCGGGTATACCAGTAGATTCTTTGATGACCGGGTACCCAAGTACATACACCATCATCCCACTGGTTACGTGTTCGGAATAGACCATCAGGAGAGAGACTGGCGGTATGTCATCGTGGTCGAGGGCGTGTTTGACGCTATTCTTTGTGGTGGTGTAGCGGTTCTACATAATACCATCAGCGATTATCAATCTGATATTATTCAATCTCTGAACAAAGAGGTAATCGTCGTCCCCGATAAAGACAAGGCGGGTATTAAGATGATAGGTAGGGCAATTGAGTTAGGATGGGGGGTGAGTTTTCCAAGTTGGGACAGTGACATAAAAGACACCGCTGACGCCGTCACGAGGTACGGTAAATTGACTACACTAATCTCTATCATTGAATCAGTGGAGCGGTCCAGTCTAAAAATTGAATTGAGAAGCAAACACAACTATGCTGAGTGACTATAACTACGACGTTCAAAAATTATTTCTGGAATTTTTGCTACAAGATGCGCAGTGTTACGTTCGGGTACAGAATATCTTCAACGTAGCAAATTTTGACCAAAGGCTAAGGCCTGTTGCGAAGTTCATAAAAGAACACACAGCAACTTACAGCATAATGCCTGACCGATCTCAGGTAGTGGCTGCCACCGGTATCAGATTAGACGACGTTCCTGATCTTGATGACGGTCATTACGATTGGTTCTTGGTTGAATTTGAAAATTTTACCAAAAGAAAAGAACTTGAACGCGCGATATTGAAGTCAGCGGATTTACTTGAGAAAGGCGAATACGGCCCAGTTGAAAATCTTATCAAAAAAGCAGTTCAAATCAGTCTCACGAAGGACATGGGAACTGACTACTTCGCTAATCCAAAAGAACGCCTAGAGAAGTATTTCAATAGCGGTGGCCAAGTTAGCACAGGCTGGACTCAGTTAGATAGGTTGCTTTATGGAGGAATGAGTCGGGGAGAATTGAATATCTTTGCTGGTGGTTCGGGCAGTGGTAAAAGTCTTGTAATGATGAACATAGCGCTGAATTGGTTATCCCAAGGTCTTAGTGGAATTTACATAACGCTGGAACTCTCTGAAGAACTGGCAAGTCTGCGAACAGACGCAATGCTAACAGCAATGTCAACAAAAGACATCAGAAAAGACATGGACAGTACTGAACTCAAGGTAAGAATGGCATCCAAGAAATTTGGCCAGTATCGTGTAAAGTATCTACCAGCCCAAAGCAATATCAATGACATACGGGCTTACATAAAAGAAGCGCAAATAAAAACAGGAATCAAGGCTGATTTTATCATGGTGGATTACTTGGATTTGCTAATGCCAATCAGCGCCAAGGTTAGTCCTAGTGATTTGTTCGTCAAAGACAAGTATGTTAGCGAAGAGTTGAGAAATCTCGCTAAAGAGATGGGAATACTAATGATAACAGCATCACAACTTAACCGTAATGCTGTTGAAGAGATTGAGTTTGATCATAGTCACATAGCAGGTGGTATCAGTAAAATCAATACTGCTGATAACGTGTTTGGTATTTTTACGAGCAGGGCTATGAAGGAGAG